AGCCATACCATCACCAGCACCTTTTACCATGCCGTCTCCTTCTTGTGATTGAGCTGGTATATCTCCTGATTGTACTCTGGTTATCAAATCTTGTAATGCATCTTGACCAAACTGAGCTACAAACTGACCTAATATAACTTGCTGTTTATCTGGGTCATCAATCTCACCTTGTATTACATCAATAGCACTACTAATTAACTCTTTATCATTCATGCCATCTTTCATCATGCCACCAATACCTGCATCCATTGCCATTTCATTAGCTTCAACTTCACCGCCCTCTGCAAAGTTCTTAGGTATTCTGTAATTAAATTCACCCATTTTACCTGCATCATAACCAAACTCTGGAAATACAGATGTATTTTTAATAGGCATTCCTCTTGGCATTTCTGGATCTTCTTCATCTTCTCTGTATTTTGGCATCATCATAGAATCTGCGGCTAATCCTCCTAAACCAGCACCTATAGCTTCTGGTCTTGTTAAAGCTGACGTAATGGCAGCTGATTGAGATCCTTGATGCAATGCTGAATCAAATCCCGGGCCAAAAGGTGACATTTGTGTAGCAACATCATCCAAGCCACCAGCTACAGTACCTACTGGATTTGTGGGATTAGATCCAAAAGCAGCAGAGCCGCCCATTTTCCCACCTAAAAATCCACCTAAACCGCCTAACGCAGCTCCTCTAAGAACATCCTCTGTTTCACCACCTTGTAATAAAGATCCTAAACCGCCACCTATTGCACTTGCTATCATTGGCGAGCTTGTAAGGGCTAAACCTGCTGGACCAAGTATTGCTGGTGCCGCTAAACTAAGTATTGCTGATAACATATTACGCTCCTAGTGCTTTCATTCTATTAATTAAACGCTCTGCTCTGTTAGGTACTTGTGTTCTCCATTTCGAGTCATACATCTGATTTGCGCTCTCAGTAAAATCCATAATTGATATACTTGCTCTAAGTTTACTAAATTTACTTAGTCTTGTGTACCCCAAATTGTACATCATATTACATAAAATTAACTGTGCCTCTTCTGGCAGGTCATCAAAGTTGTCAAATAAATTTTTACAATCTGTTATAGTTCCTTGTATATCACTGTCAAAACAGCTATTTACACGCTCTTCGCTAACAGGTGTGCCTACAGGCTGTCCATATTCTGGATCAGAATCAAGCACCAAATGGCCAATCCCAAAAGTAGGCAGGTTAAGGTGATCCAAGTAAATTGCATATACTTTCCCCTCATCTGCTTCTAATTCTTCTCTTAGTTTATTAATATCCAAAATTATCTCCCTTGACTCTTTTTAACACATTGAACATGTTTATAATAAAAATAATTACCTATCTTGTTAAAAAAAATAGATATTTTTAAATAAGTCCACTTCATTTCTTTTGAGCCTTTCTAATGCTCTCTTTGCCTCTTTTAAATATACCAGCTACTTTATTCTTACCCATTACCTTTGCTCTTTGCTCTCCAACTGTAAGGATCTGTATCTTTCTCGCAAAAGGCTTACTGACTTTCTTAACTTTTGCAACCGTAGCTCTTGCGTCTGCTTCTGTGGCAAACTTGATACCAACTGTGTCTTTTGGATTCTCATCTGTGTATAGGCGTCTGCCTGAGCCTTTTGGTTTTTTACCTGTTCCAACTTTTGGGTCTCTTTTTTTAGCCATCTTTCTTCTTATCCTAAATAATCTATCTGATGCTATTTTGTTAATCCTTTTTGCTTTTCATATGTTCTGAGTCCTCCAATGCCAAGCATGCCGCCGAGAACAGTTAAAAGTGTACCCATATCAAATTCAGGCAGCTCTGGTAATTCTGCACCAGCAAAACTTGCACCAAATATAATTAAATCTTTTAAGATAAAATGATAGGCAAAAGCAATCGCACAGACCCACCCAACGGCTGGGCGCCATCCGCCTTTAAATATAGAGCCACTTGCAGCCTCTGCCTTATTAATTTCTAATTGAGCAAGCAACGCCTCTTGAGCGTGTTTTTCGGACATGGTGGCTATCTCGTGTGCCAATTTAGCCTTTTGATCTGCATCAGGTATAAACTTATCTAATAATCCTGTAACTGGACCTATCAACGCTTGTAACATTAATATACCCTCACTTTCTTTTCATTAACCTGTGGTACAAGTTTGCATATACATTCATATGTTATAGTCTGCCCTGTGTCATTTTTATACTGCTGTTCATTTAAATACTTCGTATAATATATACAATCTGCAACTGATTTAAAATATATAGCTCCCTGCGCCATGCCACCAAGATAACATGCCAACGCAAATGCTGTCATTATAAATCTACCTGTGGTGTTCTGTGTATTGCAAACTCTTGTATGCTTGCAACTATATGTAATCTATCTGCCGTTGCTGCTGTTGCTTTTAATATCTCACCTTCTTGCAATATTAAGTCTCTTGTTAACAATTCTATAGAAGTATTTGCTGCAACTGCCTTTACCTTAAATAAACTAAAGACGTCACTGCCATTAGTAATTGTTAATGTTATTGTATCTGAGCTACCAGAGTCATTAGATACTATTATGCTATTTATTACAGATGCGTTAAAATCTGCTGTAGCTGGTGCGGTATACAAAGTAGTTATATTTGTTGTAGTTAAGTCCAACTTAGCATTTGTTAAACCTTGCACATATTGCGGTATACTTGTAACTAACATTATCTTCTTCCATCCTGCACAATATTTACTTGAGGTGATCCTAATTTAAACTTTGTGCCTATCTCAGATGCCTCAACACGCATGGCAAATGTTCTACCTCTAACCCGTACATCTAATTTTTCTGTATATACTTCTACAGGTGTAGTTGCTGTTCTTTGCGATGTATTGCTGTCATCTGTCTGCGTAAAACCAGATCCTGAGTGTGTTCTAGCTTTTATTGTAAAATCAACTTGTGGATTAATTGATGTAGATCCTGCAAAACTAATATCTGGAACTATTCTGTTTACAGATGCAAATCTTTCCGCACCACCCAAAGCCATTGGCGCAGACTCAACAAATGATGTCATAGCACTGCCGTCATCATCAAATCCAGTTTCGTGATTAAATAAATATTGACCACCTGTAGCTATTGGTAGTGACCTTATGCCTCTATCAAGCCATGCCTGTCTAGCAAGGGTACCAAAATACCAAATATTTTCTAAGTAATTATAAATTACATATTTGTCTATTTCTGTGCTGCTTGCACTAGGATAAAACCACCATACCTCACTAAACTCTGTATTAGCCCCAACATGCACTTTGTTTCTTTCTTCAACATTTAAATCAAGAAATACCTTGTCTTTTACAGTACATGGCAACTGCTGTGTTTGTCCTGAGTAAATATAAAATGTATCTACACCCATCCAGTAAACGTTATCATCAATGGCTATAGCTGATGATGGACTCATTATTGTTATATTCTTTGATAATTCTTTAATACCAAAAGTAAACGGCGGCCCTATAAACCTCATTGCGTGTAGAGTTTTATTTGTAAAAACTAATATTTGCTCTTTTGTTTCTACAGCTTGCACAAATGTAGACCCACCACCTAATCTGAGATCTCCTGCTGTGTTAGTCGTTGTTGGAAAAAAATCAACAGGATTTTCTTGTGATGAGAATCTAACTAACAACGGGTCTTGCACTCCGTCACCCTGTGTTGCTGTTGGCGTTGCACCTAATCCATCACAACCAAAAACAATAACATGCCTATCTTGATCTGATACAAGAACTTGTTTAGCTATTGTTGGGACACTTGTTTCTCCTGAAAATATACTTGTAGCACTAAGTTCTATAGCTCTGTTACCAAGCCCAGTGGTTTTATCCCAATAAAACAATCCACCATCTCTAGGATTTATTATTAGATCCTCGCCAAAATTATCATGTGACCATGTTCTGATTTGCGCACCGGGTGTTGTAACCGATGCGGCATTACCCCATCCAACAAAATCATTGGCAGAATCTGCATTGCCAACAGCTAATCTTACAAGAGTGTTATCTGCATGTGTTGCCGCAGTTGTGCCGCTATGCCCACGAGTAACAGTCATAGTATTATCATCAGTTGTAGCTGATACAAGCATAAGTTCTTCTTCTACAAGTACTACATCATTAGCAGTGTTCATACCTGTCTCATCATCAACATCTACATCAGTTTCACTTGCGTCTAATGCTTCATTTAACTGTGTTGCTAAAGCGCCAGATGTTGTTCCGCTCCACTGTCCTGCACCCCATCCTGTACCACCAACCGTTACATCTAATCCGACATTTAACTGATATGTACCAACTACACTGCCACCACCATTACCTGTGTCAGATGAGTTTGCTGCAACACTAGATGTTATTGTATAAGCATTAGAACTTATCAATGATGTTATCTGAAACTCTGCATTTAATATCGTAGCTGTTATCAGACCACCTAAACTAACAGCACCAGAAAATGTAACAAAATCATTTTCATTTGCTCCATGAGCAGGGTCTGTAACAGTTATTGTAGTAGAGCCATTAGTTGCTGCAAATGTTACATCACCAGCAGACGTTGTGCTTCTTATAGGAGTGATGTCACTAAATGTTTGACCCTCTTCTATGTAATATTTTAAGTGTGTCCCAACACCCATAAAGTCAGAGCCATCTAATGCAA